CTGATGGGTGGTATGCTCAAAGATATAGATCATTATAAAAGTTTGCAAGGTCAACTAGAAGTGTTAAACTTAGTAGAAATGACCATAAAAGACTATTATAAGGAGAACAAGTTTGAGTAAGAAAAAATCCAGTATTGACAGTGCTTATGTAGAAGGTGATGAGAGAACCTTAGATCCTCGCTTGATAGACCTAAGCCTGGTGGAAAGAATGCCTACCCCTACCGGTTGGCGTATGCTTGTTTTACCTTATGCCGGACAGGGCCAAAGTAAGGGCGGAATTGCCTTAACCAAAGAAACCTTGGACCGTGAAGCCCTGGCAACGGTTGTTGCTTATGTAGTCAAAGTAGGACCCCTATGTTATGGCGACAAAGCCAAGTACGGTGATAAGCCGTGGTGCGTCGAGAAAGAGTGGGTTCTTATTGGTCGATACTCTGGTGCCAGGTTCAAGTTAGAAGATGGCGCTGAAGTCCGCATTATCAATGACGATGAAGTTATTGGTACTATCTTAGATCCAGACGACATAGTGAGCTTCCGATGATAGAAAATAGCCAAGCTGAAGAGCTAGAAAACAACGAAGAAATTGACATTGAGATTGTTGATGATCCTGCAGAGGAGTCAGAGTTTAAGTCAAGCTCCGATGATGAGCTAGAGACATATACAAAGTCGGTTAGCAAACGAATCAATAAGCTTAACGCTAAGAATAAGCAGGCAGAAGATCGTGCAGCGCAGCTAGAGCAAATTGCTATGGCTAAAGAGCAAGAGCTTCAGCAGTATCGCGCTTATACCGCTCAGCAAGATAATGTGGTTCTTAATAAAGAGGCTGAGGCGCTTCAAGCAAAAGAAGCCCAAGTAGACGACGTTTATAGGAAGGCCGTCCAGAGTGGTGACGCTGACCTTATGTCTAAAGCGGCTACATTGAAGAATGACGTATCTATTCAAAAAGAACGGCACCGCGTTCAAATTGCTAGGGCACAAGCCGCAAATCAAGAAAAAGCTCAGGTCCAAGACCAAGGGCAGTATCAAACTTATAATCAGCAGCAAGGCCAGCAGCAACAGCAGCAGCAAGTAACTTCTGAGCCTACTAGCGAAGCCTTAACCTGGCATGAGCGGAACCAGTGGTATGGTAACGGTGAAGACCAGGAACATTTGCAGGCAACTCAGTTTGCTTACTTCACTCACTTTAATTTAATCAATGAAGGCTTTGAGCCTGACAGTGACGATTATTACTCTCAATTGGACACTCGCGTGGGAAAAGTATATCCTAAACTTATTGGTGCTGAAAATAGCAACGATAATGCTGTACAAAATGGAAGCAGGCCCGCCGTGCAAAGAGTCTCTTCCTCCGCTTCCCCTGGCGGACGGCAACAAACACGAGGCAATAAAAGCGGTGTTACTTTTAGTAATTCTGAAGTTGAAAGGCTTCGAGGCTTAAAGCCGCATAACATGGCTATGGAGACATGGTTACGTCATGTAGCGAAAGAGAAGCAAAAAATCTCAGCAAAGGAGCAAAAGTAAAATGACAGAATCTAAAGCAAACCGTAACTCGCGTGAAAGTGGAGTGCACGATAATCAGACTCGACGTAAACCGTGGCGACCTGTACGAAAGCTGGAAACACCTGAACCACCTCCTGGTTATACCTACCGGTGGATTAGGGAATCTATGTTGGGAGCGGAAGACAGAAGTAACGTCTCCCGCCGCATTAGAGAAGGATGGGAACTCGTAAGAGGCACCGATCTTCCTCCAGAGTGGGCTGAAAGCCTACCGACAATGGATAACGGCAGACATGCTGGCGTCATATATAACGAGGGACTTCTTCTCGCAAAAATGCCTAATGAAACAATTAACGAGCGGCGCGATTATTACGATGGTAAGACTCAAGCAGCTAAAGACGCTCTGGACAATACTATGTTCGGGGATGCTCAAAAAGATAATCGTTATGTTAAGTATGATGCTAAGCGGGATGCCCAGGTAACTTTTGGACGTAGATGAGGTAATTCAAAATGGCGAATAAAGACGCTGCATTTGGAATGAAGCCAGTCAGAATGATTGGTGGTGCACCCTACTCCGGCGGTCAGAGTCGATATCGTATTGCAAATGCATATGACACAAGCATATTTCAAGGCGATATGGTAGCTCAGGTCACTGGTGGTGGAATAGCTGTACATGCTGACGGAGGCACAGTGCCTATCGTTGGTGTTTTTAATGGTTGTCAATTCACGGACCCCGCCTCTGGCGAGCAAGTGTTTAGCAACTTTTTCCCAGCCGATACAGCCGCTGACGACATCATAGCTTTTATTATTGATGATCCGATGGTTGTTTTTGAGATACAAGCTGATATTGCTTATCCTATCGCAGACTTGTTTGGAAACCATGACATCGTTTATACAACGGCTGGTTCTACCAAGACTGGTATCTCTGGAGCTGAATTGAAGGTTTCTGATGGTGGAACTGCCACAACATTGGCTGTTAAAGCTATAGACATCTCTCAAGATCCATCTAACTCAGATGTCGGGTCAGCACATACTAATGTGTTGGTAACTATACAAAACCATCTATTCGGCGTTAAAGGCGCTGGTTTAGCTTAATTAAGGAGAGTAACTAATGGCTATTTCACGAGCACAACTCGCAAAAGAGCTAGAGCCAGGTTTAAACAGCCTCTTCGGTATGAGCTATGACAGCTACGAAAAAGAGTACGAGGAGATCTTTGCTATTGAAGATTCTCAGCGTGCCTTTGAAGAAGAAGTACTGATTACTGGTTTTGGTGCAGCACCAACTAAGACGGAAGGCCAAGGCGTTGTTTTTGACAATGCTTCTGAGTCTTATTCAGCACGTTATACCCACGACACGATTGCCCTGGCATTCGCTCTAACTGATGAAGCAGTAGAAGATAATCTCTATGATTCACTTGGTAAGCGTTATGTTAAAGCTCTCGCTCGCTCTATGGCTAACACCAAAGAGGTTAAGGGTGCAGACGTACTTAACAATGCATTCTCTGCAAGCTTCACTGGAGGAGATGGTGTTTCTATGATTAACACTGCTCACCCATTGGCTGGCGGCGGAAATGCAGCTAACCGTGCAACTACTATGTCGGACTTGAACGAGACTTCTTTGGAAGATGCGTTGATTGATATCAGCACATTTACCGATGATAAAGGTCTTACTATCTCAGTCCAAGCCACTAAGTTGGTTGTACCTCCTCAGCTAGTGTTTGTTGCTGACCGTATCCTGAACTCGCAACTGCGTTCTGGTACTGCTGACAACGACGTAAACGCTATCAAGAACACAGGCGTTTTGCCTGGTGGCTACACGGTCAATCATTACCTGACTGACCCTGACGCCTTCTTCTTGCTTACTTCTGTCACTGAAAGTGGCGAAGGTCTCAAGATGTTCCAGCGTACTGCTATGGAAACCAATATGGAGCCTGACTTCAGCACAGGAAACATTCGATATAAGGCGCGTGAGCGTTATTCGTTTGGTTTCTCTGACTGGCGTGGCATTTACGGGTCGCAAGGCGCGTAACAACCATGTTGTATTTAAAGGGACCTTCGGGTCCCTTTTTTTATGCTTTGCTTTTTTCTGCTATTACTTTAAACTGATATCACCGTGAAAACTTATTTCACACCGACAGACACGGCTGACGCTTACGGAGACGGTGTGAATACAATCTCTCGTAAGGAGAAATAAAATGAGCAATACAACTTTTAGCGGGCCAGTGCGCTCGCAGAATGGTTTTTCAGATATCACAGTAGCTGCCAACACTGGCGTTGAAACTACTAACTCTACTTATGGCAACAACGCTTCTATTGGCGGTACTCTTAAAGCTAAACGCTCTGTAGTCAAAACTTGGGAAGCCACAGCAGCAGTATCAGATACTTTAGCTATTGCTGATTCCGGTGCTATTGTTCTGATTCACGGAACCCTAGATAATGTTATTACTTTACCCGCCGCCGCTACTTCAACAGAAGGCGCGTATTTTGACTTCTTAGTAACTACCGCTGTAGGTTCTGGTAAAACAACGACTATTGCTATTCCTGCTGCAACAGGCAGTACTTTCTTGGCTCAAACACAACTAGCAGCAGGTACTGCGGCTAACCCCGTTATTACAAATTCAGGTGATACTTTTACCTTTGTAGCTGGTTCAGGAATAGGCTCTAGATGCCGAATTACCTGTATAACCGCAGTAACTGGTGGTAAGCAAGTATGGATGGCATCCTCTGTAGGTACGCCTATTTCCACAGTAGGTTAATTAAGGAGTAGATTATGTCTTCTGATGTCCAATCGACATTTATAACCGCCGCCGCCGCAGATACTAATGGACTTTCTGTCGCTGCGGCAGTAGGTAATAACGCCGCGCTAGTGTTGGGCGGTGCTTTAGCTTCTGGTGGCGCTATTGTCTTTGACCAACCTAGGAATATTACTATTCTTAGTGCTGGTAATGATGCGGCTAAGTCTTTTACGGTAGTTGGTACAGATGAAACAGCTACAGCAGTTACAGAGTCTATAACTGGCGCTAACGCAGGTACTGCTACTGGAACTACACACTTCGCTACTATAGCCTCTATTACTGCGGTAGGTAATCCTGCGGGTAATGTAAGTGCAGGATCAGGTACTTCTATTGCTGCACCTATGTTTAGAGGCCGCATGAGACTAAAAGGTATTTACTGTGTTAATACAGGCACCGCAGGTACTACTACTTTCCGTGAGGAATCTGATAGCGGTGAGATACGTATGCAGTTTAACACTGTAGGCAGCGCAGACACCGCAGAGTACCCTGATATACCTGATGACGGTTTGTTATTTAGAAGTGGAGGTTATGTCCTATACACTCAGACAAAGCTATCTTCTATAACTGTGTTTTATGCGTAAATACTATAAAAGAGGCGGCGGCGTGGGCATGAAAGGTATGTCCATTGGTAGTGGTGATAAACGCCCTACTAAATCCGGCGCGGGTATGACTGCTAAAGGTGTAGCTAAGTACAAGCGTAATAATCCCGGAAGCAAGCTAAAGACGGCAGTTACCGAGGATAAACCAACTGGTAAGCGAGCGGGTAGGCGTAAATCCTACTGCGCTCGTTCTGCCGGACAAATGAAAAAGTTTCCTAAAGCGGCTAAAGACCCTAATTCAAGGTTGCGGCAAGCTAGGAAACGTTGGAAATGTTAGGAGAACAACATGGCCATGGACAGAAGTTCTATGTCGAAACAAATTAGTAATGCTCCAACGACTAAAGATAAAAACAAGCAAAAAAAGACAGATGAAGGTTCGTCTGCTGAAGGAGCACGAAAAGCAGGTAAAAAGAAATTTTTTGAAATGTACGAAGATGATGGACGTACCCCTAAGAATAAGGAGAAAGAAATGAAAGGTATGAAAAAAATGAATATGGGGGGTATGACTGCCCCTATGATGGGTGATCCTAAGTCTAAGAAACCTATGATGCCACCTAAGCGTAAGCCTGCACCTAGACCTAGCCCTATTGTAGATCCTATGGCTAAAGCCCCTGACCCTAGAATGAAAGACCCTAGAGCAAAAAGAGGCGCTATGCCTATGATGCAAGAAGGCGGCGCTGTACCTGCATATAAAGCGGGTATGAAAGTTCGTGGTTATGGTATGGCTCGCGGTGGCAAAGCCTGTAAGATGCGATAATGCGTAGGTATTATAAGTCTGGCGGAAAGATATGTTCCAAGGGTAAATCGTGGGCTAAACGAACCTTTGATACATACCCTTCCGCGTACGCGAACATGGCAGCTTCAAAGTACTGCAAAGATCCCAACTATGCTAAGGGATCAAAAGGTAAGAAGTAATGGGCGACCTTAAAGATTGGGTAAAGCAAGACTGGGTTAGAATTGGTACAGACGGCAAGATTAAAGGTAAGTGTGGAACGTCTAAAGACAAAAAGAACCCAGATAGATGTTTACCTAGAAGCAAAGCGCAGTCGCTTAGTACAGGCGAAAGAGCAGCTACAGCTAAGAAAAAGAAACGTGCCGGATCAAAAGGAGAGACTGTAGTGAAGAATACAAAACCTGCTACTGTTAAGTTACGTAAGGGTGGCCTTGCTAGAGGTAAGCGGTCTATAGCTACAGGCTGTGGGCAAGTAATGGAAAATAGACGAAAGAAAACACTTTACGTTTAAGGACATAAATTATGAAAGGTGTAAAACATTACAAAAGAGACGGTACTGAACATCAAGGTTCTAGCCACAAAATGGCTGATGGTACCCTACACACTAATAAGTCTCACACTAAGACAAGCGTAAAGTTATTTCACTTAAAAGATTTGTCAGTCAAAGCTAAAGCTAAGGCCAAAGGAAAGACTGTTAAGAAAAATCGGAGTAAGTAGTAATGACTACATCAACCACCACTGCGTTCAATATGGAGTTTACAGAGATCGCAGAAGAAGCGTTTGAACGCGCAGGTCGAGAAATGCGTTCTGGGTACGACTTACGCACCGCCCGCAGATCTATGAACCTACTTACTATAGAGTGGCAGAACCGTGGCATTAACATGTGGACGGTAGACAGCGGCACTATTGATCTAGTCAAAGGCCAGACTACTCCCTACAACCTTCCCGCCGACACCATAGATTTATTAGAACATCAGATACGTACAGGTAGTGGAAACACGGCTACTCAGTCCGATCTCACTATAAGTCGTATTAGTGTAAGTACGTACGCGTCTATTCCTAACAAGTTAACACAAGGAAGACCCATACAGCTTTATATAGAGCGGTTACGTGACCATCCAAAAGTCAACGTGTGGCCGATACCAGATAGAAGCGACTACAAACTGTACTATTGGCGTATGCGTCGTATACAAGATGCTGGCAGTGGTGTACAAACTGCGGATATG